TCGAGTGCCATACGTTAAGCAATCGTGAACTGACTGTTATAGGCGGAAGCCAAGCGGTTGCCGGCCACGTCGCGAAGGTCGGTGCTGATTCGCACGTTGTAGGTCTTGGCGGTCGTGAAAGCAGAGGTGGGCGTGAGCACAACCACAGGGTTGCTCGACCAGTCCACAGTGAAGGCTTTCTCAACCGGAGCCGTGGCAGAAGTGATGTCGGTAATCAGGAAGACAGCATCATTCTCCTGGACTTCCTCGGCGAAGGTGATAGAGACGGTCGCGCTGGTGAGCACTCCAGTGGCGTTATCGGCCGGAGTGATGCTCGAGACTGTGGGAGCGGTCACGTCCGAAGATTCGGTAAGAACCGCGCCAGTCTCGTTGATGTCGATTTCGTAGAAGTCTCCAGAGTCTGTCTCGAAGGCTTCCATCTCGACTTCGACCGTAGCATATTCCTCTGTGGCATACTCGATTTTGGGCGAGCCCACCAGTTTGCATTTAAAGACACGCAGCAAGTAGTCACCGCTGGGATACTCCGAGCCGATATAGGCGGCGCGCATGACCAGGCGGAAGAACCCGCCCACGTCGCTGGTTTTGCGGGTCAGGCGAGCGCGCTGGTTGGGGGTGCTACCGGTGATGGCAAAGTTTGCACCCAGGAAGTCGGCCAACTGGCTTAACTTGATGCGGGCCCAGCCCATGGTGATCTGCATGGACTTGATGGTGACAGACTTGTCCGCAAGCACGTCACCGCCCGGCAGTTCTTTGACTACCTGGTTCTCCGTGGTGGAAAACTTTTGGGGATAGGGCACCAGGAAGGTGGACCCATAAACGCCATCGGAAACCCACGCGGATCCTTGAATCTGTCGCAGGCCTTTAATGGGCATCGATGCGGTTGTAAACGACATTTTTGCTCTCTCTCCGGCCTACTCGGCCACCAGGTCCAGCTCATAGCTGGCCGAAAACTCAAAGGCCCGGGAATCGTCCTGGCCCAATAAAAAAGGCGCCTGAAGCGCCTGGATGCTGTGGATTAGCGTGTATGGTGGACTCGCGCCGAGCCGTATCGGCCCGAGGTCTCGGTTTGTAAGCGCGAAGTAAATGCGCTGAGACTCTCGCCAGGCCGTCTGCGGCGTTTGGCAGCGGTGGATAATCTGAAAGCTCGGGAAGTCGATCCCCAGGCCTTTGTTTCCGGGCTGGCCGGGGATGGGTTGCACCACCGTGCACAGGCTTGCAGGGTTGAAATCTGCAGGGTGCGCGAATCGAAAAAGGTTTGTGCCAGAAGTGCCCGCCGCGTGCGTCGCTGATAGGTAGGCAACAAAGTCTGTCAGCCAGTCAACTGGAGAAGCCATCTAGCCCCCTTGCGAATTTGCTTGAATCACGCCCAGGAAGGCCGTCTGCCACTTGTTGCCGGTGCTATCAATGCTCTCGGTCATGGGTTGGTGAAGAAAAAACCTCTGGCCGTTCTTGCGCTGGATCTTGTCTGAAAACTCGACCTTGGCGGCATAGGGCGCGGTAAAAGTGATGGTTGCACCCGTCTTAGTCTGCGAAATCTTGGCCGAGTCGCGAAGCTTGCCGGTGTCCACAGGCACCAGGGAAAGCGCCTTGTTGAGCACCTCCCGGGCCTGCTCGCGGTTCACGTCGCGAATCGCGTTGACACCGTCGTCTCGAATCTTTTGGCAGGCCTTGAGAAACTCGGTGTTGCCGCGCAGGCTAGCCACGGGATTGCTCCTCCACGTATTCAGCCACCGGCCCCAAGCCCAGCAGGCCAACCACCAGGGCGGCAGCTTCCGGAAAGCTTAGGTCCAACCACACCTCACCGTGCTGGATTCGCACCGGGCTGGGCTCATCTGTCAGGGCCCAGGACAGACCTTCCTGCGCTTCCGGTTGCCTGGGCGGCGCGCTAGCCTCGCTCATGACGCGGGAGGCGTAGACGAGGGCAATCATGGCCTCTGAGATGTAGTCAATCGGTCGCATTATCCCGCCAACCAGAGGACCTTATGAGACAGGCTGTTAAAGCCCATCTCTTCGTCCACCTGAATCACTCGATAGGTTTTGCCACTGTAGGCAATTTTGTCGTTAATGGTGGCCGCCTGGTCGGGCTCCACGAAGATTCGGGCCGCGCTGATGATGCTATCCCCGGAGCCGGTTGCAATCCGCCGATACTTCGCTTCGAACCGGCACCTCAGTGCAACGGCGCTGCCCCAACTCGGCTGCCCGTCTCCGTCGTTACCAGAGACCGGAGCCCGGGTGACGCCAGAGGTGTTTAGGTATCCGCTAATCACGGCGAGAAAGGTCCGGTTCTCCAGGCTTCCTGGGAATTCTCATAAAGCCCGGTGTCTCTCGGGCCGATGATTCGACCGGTGCGAGAGATGTAGGAGCGGAGGTAGCGCAAAGCCTCCGGGCAGATGCTCGACCCGGTAAACTTGCCGCTCAGTTTCTCGCTCAGGTTGCCCACCGAATACTCGGTCACGCCCTGAGCCTGCAGGGCCTGGCGCTCAGACCGGCCGCCCGTGTCGGCGTTTTGCAGCACCCAGAGAGCCTGCTCTGCGCAGGCGCGCTGGATGTAGATGGGAATGGTGTCGCTGGCTTCCACCTGCTCAGTCCTCGGCCATTCGAGGGCTTGAGCCTGCGAAATCTTGTAGCCAACATACCGGAAGGAGTCGATTTCCCGCGTTGCCATGATGACAGCCCGGGCTTTGTCGTCTGCCGTGGCGTCAGTCCAGGCAGCGATTCCAAGGCGCTCATCAAGCAGGGAGGTGGCGTTGGCTACCGACAGATAACTGTTGGAGCTCGCGCTCCCTACGGTATCGACAACGGTGGGCATTAGGTTACCTCAGAGGATTCCAGAATCTCGTGGTAGGAAGCGGGCAGAAGAATCTTTCGGCCGCGCGGAATGGTGCACAGCAGGCCGTTCAAGCCGATTTCTTCATCGGGCTTCTGCGGCTCGTTGGGCGCGTTTTGGTGAAGCTTCACGCCGTAGCGTTCCTGCAGGAGCAGGCGCACAGCCAACGGGTTGCGGCTCTTGGCCATCTCTGTGAGCTTTGCCAGCACCGGCTGGGCCTGTGGGTCAAACTCTTCATCCGGGCTCCAGGCGTGCACCAGGCGCTGCACCTCGAGGTCTGCAGCGGCCACGGCGGCCGGGTCGGGAACGAAGGCCTGGGCGGCAGCGTCACGGGCTGCGAAGGCGGCCTTCAGTTGGTCGCGCATGGACAGGGGCGCGGGTGCGGGTGCGGGCTCTTCCGCGAATGGTTTAGCCATTGGTTTCCTCCATAGGAAAAGGGAGCGGCCCGAAGGCCGCCCCCTCTCGTGTTAGCTTACGGCGTGCTCGATGCGCAAACCGCAGGATTGATTCAGGATTTTCATCGCATGGCTGACCTTCCAGCCGACCGAGCCGCGCTGGTTGAGCGGGTCAGTAGAACCGCCGGAACCCAACGGTTTGATGAACATCTCAACCATGAAGTTGCCTTCAGCGGTTGGGACCTTCTGGCCGCCGGTCTCGTCCATATATTTGACGCCGCCGAACCAGTGCTGACCGAAGATCAGCGAGCCGTAAACGTCAATGCTGGAGGCGCCAGCTGCGGAGAAGACCTTCGCGTTGCTGGTGACCAGGAAGCGGACTCCGCCATACATTCCCAGCTCGCCGTTATACAGGGCGGTGCCGCCCGCATACTGGCTGGTGAGAATAAACTCAGGGTCAACCATGAGGTCATAGGCAGCGTTGCCGTGAATGATGCCGATGTAGCTCCCGCCGATGGTGGGAACATTGGCATTACGCAGGGTTTTGACAGCCTTTTTGACTTCGCTGATGGTCAGCTTGTTGCTCGAAGCAACCGAGCTGCGGCCCGCGACGGCGCCGGCATACTGGACGTTGGTTCCAGCGACAAGGATATCGCGAGAAACCTGGTCCAGAGTCTCGGCGGCCTGGTAACCCTGGGCAACCATGGTTGCGCGGACGAAATCGTCCAGGCTGGCCATGTCCAGGATGTCCGAGTAAAGGACGTAATCGCCATACTGGGCGGGGGTTGCCGTCACCAGAGTAACCGAATGGTTGCTCCCGGCCGGGGTAACCGCCTGAGTAAGAGGGGTGGTCGCGGCGGCCAGGGTGCCCCAGCGGCGCCATTCTACAGTATTGGTGCCATTCGGCAGGGTGACCATGCGGCCCGGGTCGCCGAATCGACCATACAAGTAGTTAGGGTAAAGGTTTTCGAGAAGAATCCGATTGTATTCGGTCTTGACGACACTAGAGAGACTGGAAGAAGTTTCGATAGACACGTATGCCTCCAAAAAATCACCCGTTGCCTACCGTCTTTTGTTGCGCTGATACTCCGCAAATTCTTCGGAAGTCATCGACCGAAGCATGTCTTCGGTTACGCGGGTAGACGGTGGCCCTGCGGGCGGGTTGCCGCCGGGGTTTCCGACGGGTGTTGAGGTGTCTCCGAAAAGGTATTTCCGCGTCTTTTTGAGGTCCGCAATTACAGCATCAATGCCCGTTACTTTCCCGTTCTCGTCGATATCGACTTCGGAAAAATCTGCGAGTCGTCTCGCTGCGTCTGCGTCAATCACGCCAGCCTTGGCGGCGGCCTGCTCGAACCGGTGCTCAATTTCGCGCATTCGCAGCTTTTCCGTGAGGCCGTTATAGTCGGCGTCACGTTTCTGCAATTGCTGCTTCAATTGGTCCAGTTCGGAAAGTTGGGATTGGGCGCGTTGCTCGTCCGCCTGTTTAAGGGCGTCTCGCTCCTTCTCGGCTTTCCGCAGCTTGCGCATGAGCGCTTGGACCCGATCGGGTTGGCCTTTTGAGCCTGCCTGATCGTCCCCCCCAGCATCGGAGTCGGGGGCTCCGTCCAATTCCTGGACGGGCATTTTTTCGGACATTGGGCCTCCACGGTGCAAGCACCGGATTAACTCGGGACTTCAGCCCCGGAACTCTGTTGGAACGGGTCAGGCTGCAAGGGCTGCGGAGGTGGCTCCGCCGGCTTCTCTTGCTCGATGCGGTCCAGCTCAGCCTGAGCTTCTTGTTCGCCTACCTGGCGGGTGTAGCGGATGGCCGTCAGCTTGGACATGAAGCCACCGTCTACGGCAGCAGCCGCTACTTCGGTTAACTCTTTGTCGTCTTTGGGCAGGCCGTTACGCCACACGATTTCGGGCTTGGAGGTGGGCATGGTGTAGCCCTCAATATCGTTTGCCGCGCCCAACATTAAGGCGGTATAAAGCATGTCGCAGATGACAGGCTCGCGGTAATTTTGTTTCCTGACCGCGCGGGTCAACATGCGAGCGAATCGCATTTGCATGGCGCGGCCGCTCTCGATGTTTCCGGCTTTGTCCTTGCCAAACATGGCTGGGCTCACATCGGCAAACTGGAAGATTTTCTCTTCAATTTGCTCAAGCTGCTTGAAGTAGCTGTCTAGCTTGGCATCCCAAACCAGGTATTCCGGCTTCTCGTCGCCAGCCTCAATTTCGAAGACTTCCATGTCCTGAACTTTGATGGCGTTGTCGCGCTTGCGAATGCACCCAGCGGGCACCATGAGCTTCGGATCGCCGTGACGGTCAAGCACGCTGGCAATGCCGCTGGTTCGCTGGTTGCTCTCGTCAAAGAGGGTAATCAGGCCCTCTGTGTAGTCGCTCATGCCGTAGTAGCAGGAGCCATGCCGCAGGTTGGGCATGTGGAAAAGAAGTGGGACGTTCACCCCGGTGTTGATTTCCTGGGCCGGGGCGTTGGCGCCGTAAAGCTCGGAAAGCTCCACCTCTTTGGTGACCTTGGTGTGCCCCTCGATGACGAAAAGTTGGTTGTAAATCTTGCCCGGAAGGTGGTGCTCGACCCGTAGATACCGGGTGATTTTCTCGCCGGTCAGGGTTTGGCGGGACACCTTTCGCTCCCACGCCAGGCACTGGGACAGGACGCGGCGGGTGTTGTCCGGGTCCAGCTCCGCGAAGTAGGCGTAGGCCGGGACTTCCTCGATGATGACTTCGTTCGGGCCGCCGGCCATGCGCGGGCCGATGGAAAGCTTGAAGACCGCATCGCCACGAAAGCTCGCGCTCAGCTCGGACTCATAGAGTGACGTGTTGAGCCGGTTGTCCGCAATCAGTTTGTTCAGTTGGTCCTGTTGGCCTGGCAGAGAAAAGATTGGGGCCTGACCGAAAAGCAGGTCAGCGAACGTAACCGAAATCAGCTTCGGATAGTCGAGAATGACGTAAAGCTTGTCCTTGAGGTGGTCAGGAATCTTGGCAGAGGTTTTCTCGAAAGCCTCCTTGTGATCCGACTCAAAAAGCTCTTGGCGTAGTTCGTAGCCCTCAATTCGCTTCTCGTCGGTGGGCCACCAGGTCTGCATGAAATCAATCATCAGTTATTCACCAGGCGGATCGGGAACAACTGAGACGCCGCCCATACCATAGCATCCATACGGTCAGGAGAACGCTTTGAAATGCCGGGAATGTAGCTGCACATTTCGTCCTCCAATTGAGCAAGCCGGCCCACATGGTGGAATCGACCCTCTTCGTATAAAGCTGCGATTGGCTCCGCCCTGGTGGTCTTGCCACGGGAGGCGGTTACCTCGATGATGTGTGGCCGCTCCTCGCCCTCGCGCACCACCGAGCGAATGGTATGCGCGACCATTTTGCCGCCCCGGTTGGTCTCAACCACGATAGCGTCAGCATCATGGGCTAGATAAAGCTCATAGGCGCGCCGGGCCCACTCCTGCGGGCTGGCTTTAATGGACCAGTCATCCAGCACAAAGCCGTGTTTGTTGAAGTCCCTGCCAACGGCCACAATGCCGGTTGCGTCGTTGTCGTCACCGTCGTTTTCGGCCGGGTCCACACCGATCATGATGCGGTCCAGGTTGGCCGGCTTGGACTTTACGCGGTGCTCGTCGAGGGTTTTGTGCTTAAATAGTGCGCCTTCAATATTCTCAATGATGTCGGCGTAAATTTCTTGGCGGGCTAGAGCGCCTTTGGCACGCTTGATAACTCTCTCGAAGAAAGAATCAGAAAGGAACCAGAAGTTTTCCCAGCTCGTGCCTTTTGTTAGGAGAATTCCAGAGGCAGCGTCTCGGATTGAGTCGTCAACCATTTGGCGAATGATTGGAATCGGCCTAGGCGTCGTGGTTACGCACACTCTGGGGTTACCTTTGCGCGTGCAAAACATCAACATATCCCAGGCTTCCTGGGGGTAGCGCCATACCGCCAGCTCGTCACACCAAGCCCACGATAGGTTCGGGCCTCTCAGGCGCGCTGGCTGGTCCGCTGTATAGCAAATACATACGGATCCATTGGGCCATGTAAGCCTTCTCTTGGAGGGCTCGTATTTGGGAACAAAGTCTGGTGGACTGTTCTGAATGATTCCAGAATCGCCCAGGATCATCACGTCGCGAACGTCGGAAACGGTAGCACCGACTAGGGCGCCGCGGCTCCGCGGGTAATTACGTGCGCTCTTAATGACGAAATTGGAGCCAGACCAGCTCTTGCCGAACCCTCGTCCAGCCAAGAGCATCCAAATGAACCAGTCGCCATCCGGTATCTGCTGGCTGGGGCGGCCCCAAAATCGGGAATTTCCCTTGAGCACCGCCCTTTGGGTAGTGCTCAGGTCTCGAAAGAATTTTCTGGCTTCGTCAGGGAATACGCCGAGCCGAACCGATGGGGACTGTTTGCCCCAGATCTGCTCAAGAGTTTCCCCTGTAGCGTCCTGGATAGCCTGCAGTCGGTAGACAATGTGTCCCGGAAGTATCGGGGCCATTATTCTGGCCTCGTGTCCTTCTCGAGCTTCTTAATTAACTCTTCGAAGTCGGCCTCGACCTGTTCAGCAACTTCCCCAAGGTCGTCGTTTTTCTGGTCGGCTTGAGGGAATAGCTTGATGTAGGCCTTAATCACATCAAGCTTGCGCTCCATTTTGACAGACACAGAGCGCCCTTGCTCTTGGCTCTCCCAGACCTTCACGGCCAGGACTAACCGGCGAACAGATGCGGGCATCTGTGACTTGTCCAGGACCTGCCAGCGGTCATCAAAGGCCTTGGTCTGGTCGCAAAAAATCATGTTCAGCATGAGGTTACGAATGCGCTCTCGCTGAATCTCGACTTCGATAGATTCGCGCCTATAGTGGTCCTGGAGAAACTCCTGGACAGCTGGCAGCGCCAGCATTTGGGAGGCCTGCGTCGCCGCGCTCTTAGCCGCATATCCGGCCTTGACAGCGGCCACCCGTTTGGGCATACCGCGCAGGAGATTAAGGCAGAATTTGCGCTGCCGATCGCATAGTTTTGCGTGTGCCATAATCCGTCCGGCCTGGGCCGCGCGGGCGTGTGCCCGGAAATCTGGATGTGAACAAGGGGGCCCTGTCAAGGCACCCCCCTATTCTGAATTTTCCCAAAAAATGCGCGCGAGGAGGCCAGGTCGCCC